CTGGACCACATCGGCCATGCCGGCCCGGATGTCGGCGAGTTCCTTGTCGCGCTCGACCTTGAAGTCCTCGAAGGTCTTCTGCAGTTCGGCCAGGATTTTGGTGGCGTTACCGGTTTCGGCGCGCACGCCGAGGATACCCCGGACTGGCCCGCGGCCACCGGGGTTCAGTTCGATACCCATCTCGGGTCTCCTATGATCTAATGGTGTCGATCAGCCGCTGCAGGGCGGCGGCATTCAGTTCGGGATTGTCGCCTGCATCGCGCGCGGCGGAAGGCTGGCCTGCATCACGCGTGGCCGAGCCGATCAACTCCGAGAGCATCTCGGAGCGCATGGTGCGGGTGAAGCCGGCCTTCGCGAGCGCGGCCTCGGTTTGCCGGCGTGCCATCAACCGCCGGTCTGTGCTTTTGGCATCGCCGGAAGGCGCTGCAACGCCATCGTCGACGGCATCGGCAAAGCCATATTCGACGGCCTGCGCTGCCGTCATGAAGGTCTCGGCATCCATCAGCCGTTCGATGCCGACGCGATCCATGCCGGTGCGGGCCTCGTAGATGTCGGCAAGTGCCGCATCGAACTGCTCGAACAGGCTGGCGGCCTCGCGCAGGTCATGGCGGTTGCCGATGACCAGACCCCAGGCATTGTGCACCATCATGAAGGAGCCGAGCCCCATGCGGATCACATCGCCGGCCATGGCGATGATGGACGCGGCCGACGCTGCCCAGCCCAGCACCTCGACGGTCACCTTTGCCGGGTGCGTACGCAGTAAATTGTAGATGGCGATGCCCTCGAACATGTCGCCGCCGGGCGAGTTGATGCGCACGATGACGTCGCGATTGCCGATCGAACGGAGCGCCGCCGAGATGCGCTTTGCCGTGACGCCGCCGCCTGTCCAGCCATCCTCGCCGATGACGTCGAAGATGGAGATGGTGGCGTCGGCGTCGGCANCGGGCGCAGCGGCAAAAGGGTGCTCTGCCCATTTCGCCAGCACGTCGCTCGGCGCATCCCACTGGTAGTTTTGCGGGCGAGCCATTGTGGGCGCGTTGGGAAGGCTGCGCAGGCTCATCAGAACTCCTCCAGGAGCTGGAACAGATAACCGCCGAGCGTGACGCCNCCGATNAAGATGCCGAACTCGAAGGCAGGGCTGATGGCGGCCAGCCCGACAACCGCCATGACGATCAGCGTCGAGGCCAGTTTCAACGTGTTCAGAAGGGTCATCTGTTTATTCCTTGTCGTTACGGGGCGTCGGTTTCGTCATCGCGCCGGCCACCAGTCTTTCGATCGCCAGGGTTGCCACTGGCAGCGACCACGCGATCGCCATCGCTGCCGTTNCCAGACTCCTGGCGATCTCGTTGTTCCCCCGCCGGCGCTCCCGCCGTGTTCGGCGGCGGATAGAAGACGTCGCCGCCGTCGCGCGGGTTCTGGTCTTCGAGCGCGCGGATTTCATTCGGGCTGTAGACGCCCCATTGCAGGCCTTTGACGTAAGCCTCCCAGCGCGCCTTGATGTCGCCCTTGACCAGCGCCGCCCGGTTGAAGCGCGCGTAGAGATCGTCTTCCGCGCCGATCAGGTCGCGGTTGATCGCCTCTTCCCACATGGTCAGATGGTCCTCGAGCGTCCAGGCGACGAAGCCGATCGATTGCTGCTCGATACCCGTGCCCCAGCTGGTCGACTTTTCCGTATCGCCGATCATGTGCGGCGGCACGCCGAAGAACATGGCGATGTCGGTGCGGCTGAACTTGCGGCTCTCGATCCATTGCGCATCCTCGGCCGTCATGGCGATGCGGGCATAGTCCATGCCCTCTTCGAGGATCAGGTTCTTTCCCTCCTGCTCGCCGCCGGAGCGGAACTCTTCGAGCCCGGCCTTGAGATTGGCGACCGCCTCGGGCCCGAGCTTGTTCGGATGTTTCAATACGCCGCTGACACGGGCGCCATTACGGAAGGTGGTTGCACCATGGTCTTCCATGGCCAGCGACAGCCCGATGGTCTCGCGGGCGTAGGCAATCGCCGACACGCCATGCACGCCATCCAGCGTCAGCCCGACCAGATGGAACACCTCATCCTGGCGGAGCCGGATGCGCCGTCCGTCCTGGCGGGTGTAGATGTATTCCAGCGCCAGATCGTCCGTCTGCCTGACCTCGACCCGGTCGGGATGCAGCGGGATCAGTTCCTGCACCAGTCCGCGTGACCGCACGATCATGGCGTAGGCATTGCCGCGCAAAAGCAGATGCGCCTGCAGCATGCGGCGGAACTGCGACGGCGTCTGCCAGCGGTTCGGCCGTCGTCGCAGCACCGTCCAGATCGGCGTGTCGGAGGCGTCTTCGCGGGTGCGCTCATCCACCCGGCGCTTGATGTGCAGCGGCAATGTCGCCACAGCACCCGAGATGATGCGCACACAGGCATAGACGGCCGCCACCCGCATGGCGCTGTCGGGCGTCACCGCAGCCCCCGAGGCGGTCACCGTTCCCGAGCGCAGCGCCTCTTCCAGCTGCTGCGCCGTGGTGATGACGATCCCGCCACCCGCATCCTGGAACGACGCGCGCGGAGATGCGGCCGGCGGTTTTGCGCCGCCGAACCAGTTCGACCAGAATGCCATCGGGTTCTTTCGTCAGCTCTTTACAGCATCAGGATGCCGCGGGTCTCATAGACCGAGCGGCCGGCATTGACGTCGCGGGCCAGCGCCCGCCCGAGAGCGTTGCAGATGGCGACAATGCCGTCGATGCGCTCTCTGGAGCGTTCCTTGTCCGGNTTGATGTTGCCGGCCGGATCATGGCGCACGGCAACATTGGAGGCGTTCCAGCGCAGCACCGGATGGCCGCCATGCCAGAGCGAGCGCGACACCGACAGCCGCTCCAGTTCCGCCGTCGGAGCGGCCATGCTCAAGAAGCCTTGCCCGAACTGCACCAGGTTCAAGCCTTCATCCTGCAGATGCTGGACGATCTCGCCGGCAAAGGTGCGGTCATAGGAAAGCTCACGCAGGTCATAACGGGAGGCGAGATCCAGAATCTCGGCCTCGATGAAGGCAAAGTCGGTGGCATTGCCGGGTGTCGCGGTCAAAAATCCCTGATCACGCCAGACGTCATAGGGCACGCGGTCGCGCCGCACACGGCGGACTATGTCGTCCTCGGGAATCCAGAAGCGGCAGGTGACGATCCATTTGTCGGCAAGCTTTCCAAGCGCCTCATCCAGTGTCGGCGGGAAGACCAGCACGAAGGCCGACAGATCATTGACCCGGGCAAGGTCGAGCCCGCCAAAACATTCGCGGCCGAGCAGCTTGTTTTCCATCTCCTCCAGCTCGTGCTTGACGATGCGCCAGTCGGTGGCAGCTGGCAGTCCGCCTTCCTCCCACACGCTCATGTCGAGCCAGCGGGTGACCTGCTCGGTCCATTCGTTGAGGCGCAGCCGGCGGATCGCATTCTGCTGCGCCGGCATTTCCCTGGCCTCGTCGATCTGCCGCTTCAGGTCATCCAGCTTCACCGTCACGCCAAGGCTCGGATTGGCCTTCACCCAGACCTTTTCGTCGGTCCAGTCGTCGCCCTCATCGATGGTGGCGATATAGGCAAACCAGCTGTCCGACGACTCCGTCGGCACCGTGCCTTCCAGCGCCTTCACCGAGAACTCGTGATGCTGGCGGCAGACCGAATGGCGATCATAGCCGGCCGTCGTGATCTCGAAGATCAGCGGCTGGCGCCGCGCACCGGTGGCGGTGTTCAGCTTCTGGATGATCTCCGGTCCCGGATGTTCGTGCACTTCATCGACTGCCGCAAAATGGATGTTCAGCCCGTCCATCTTGCTGGCGTCCGCCGACAGCGGCCTGAACCAGGACGAGGTCGGCAGCACGGCCAGATTGTTCACCGTGCGTGTGATCCTCGATTGCAGCGCCGAACTCGCCGCCACCATGCGCTCGGCCTCGCCAAAGACGATCCTGGCCTGATCGCGCGTCGTTGCCGCCGAATACACATGCGCACCGGGCTCGCCATCGGCGATCAGCGCATAGAGCGCCGTGCCGGCCAGAAGCACCGACTTGCCGTTCTTCCTTGCTACTTCGACATAGGCGGTGCGAAACCGGCGCAAACCGTCCTTGCGCTTCCAGCCATAGAGCGAGCCGACGACGAACTGCTGCCAGCCCTGAAGCACGAAGGGCTCGCCCGCCCATTCGCCGGTCGAATGGCGCAGATGGCCGAAGAAGTCGATCGCATGACGTGCCGCAGCGCCATCCCAGACCAGGCCGCGTTTTACCCCCACCTTCAGGTCCGCGAGGTGCCGCTCGCAGGCCAGACGCACCAGCCGGCCGGCGACGATCTTCCCGCTGACAACTGCGCGCGCGTAGGCCGTGACCGGGCAGGATGGAGCCTTCTTGCCGCCATCACCCCGTTCGCGCGAAGCACGGGAACTAGGCTTTGCGGCCACGGTTCAGGAACTCCTCGAACGGATCGCTCGTCTCGGCGGGTTCCGCCATACGGATGCGCGAGCGGCTCGACGGCGTCAGTCCGAATTCGCTCTCGATCTGCGCCATCTGCGCCAGGCACTTGTTGGCCACAGCCAGGAACGGGTTCTGGATGATGTTGTCATTCGACGTTTTCACCACAGGGCCACGGCGCTTCACTTCCTGCTCCGCCTCCAGCCAGCGCCGCCAGATCACGACGTAGCGGGCGAGTGCGTGCGTATCCAATTCGGTCATGACGCCGTGGCCGGCCAGCAGCTCGGCCATCTCGGTGAACTTCGCCTTCGCAGCATCGTCGAGATGGTCAGGCGGTTCGGGCGTCGCCACCACCGGCTTCGGCTCGGCCTTGTTCAGGCGATGCGGACGGGCCGTGCCCTTCACCAGCTTC